CGAGCACACCGTGACCGAGATCGCGTTCACTGACGGCTCGCAGATGGACAGCCTTGCCGCCGGAGAATCCTTCCGACTGTCGATCGCCCGGGACGCCAACAACGGCAGCGATACGATGGCGGCCGACGCCGAACTGCTTCGTGTCGAAATCAGGGAAACTTAATGGCGAGAGAATTCGACGACGCCAGTAGCGAGGATCTCAGCACGACAACGCTGGCAATCACCGGCCTGCCGTTCACCTGTCAATGCTGGTTCAAACTGCACGACCATTCCGGGGCGGGCAAGACCATCCTGAGCATGGGCGATATGACGGCGGCGAACGACTACTGGACTATCTTCGTGCCGACCAGCGGCATATTGAGGTTCCGGACCCGGTCGGGCGGGTCCGGCGGCAACGCCGATACATCCAATGAAGTGACCGATGGTACGTGGCACCACGCACACGTCCACTTTTACGCGAACGGCAATACCGAATGCGTTCTTGACGGAACCGTCGGGAGCAAGGGAACGAATACGAGCCAGTCATACCCGTCGTCGCAAACACAATTCCGGATCGGGTCACGCACGACCTCCGGAACGAAATTCTATATGGACGGCGAGGTCGCGGAGGTGATGATATCGGGCAGTTACGTCGGCTCCGCACGGGCCTCGCTCGGAGTCAATGCCCTGATGCACCGAGGTGCTAGTTTCCCCGTGTTCTACGCTCCGCTGATCCGCGACGAGGACACCGACAGGATCAAGGGGATATCGATGACGGCGAACAACTCGCCTACCGTTTCGGCGCATCCGAGGATCATCTATCCAGGGCCGCACATGACGCCGTTCTCGCAGTCGTCCACGAAATCGCACTGGTTCTACCGCGCCGCAGCAGGAGTAGCATGATGTTCAAAAACGTAACGGGCCAGAAGTGGTCGGTCATGGCATGGAACGCATCGACCGGACTGCGCAAGACGGGCGACGCCGGCCAGATCACCGCCAAGATCAGTATCGACGACGCCTCGGCGGCCACTACGAACGACGCCAACCCCACCGAGGTGGAGGACGGGCGGTACGCCTTCACCATGACCCAAGCCGAAACGAATGGCGACAAGCTGGAACTGTACCCGCAGTCGTCCACCAGTAATATCGAGGTCATCGGGCTGCCCGCCGTGATATACACGGTGGAGAGAGAGGTCGGGCCGGGTGCCTCGTCCGTTACCATGACGATCACGGAATCCGGAAACGCGGTAGCGGACGCGGACGTGTGGATCACCAGCGACTCCGCCGGCAATACCGTGATCGGCGGGACACTGCAAACCGACTCGGACGGAAAGGCGGTATTCCTTCTGGATGCGGGTACGACCTACTACCTGTGGATGCAGAAGGACGGAACGAACTCGATTCTCGGTGAATCATTCACGGCCGTAGCGGACTAATATCATGGGCAACGCATTCACAACCACACTGGCGACCGCATCGGCCGAGACCCTGACGGCGGTCAACGACATGTTCAAGTTATGCGGACTACGTGAGGTAGCCGCCTTGGATACGGGCAACGCATCGCAGGCCGGGGACGCCGAGCGGATACTCGACGATGTCCGCGACGAGATCCTGTCGCGAGGCTGGCACCAGAACACCGAGTACGACGTGGAATACACGCCGGCCTCAAGTGACGACGAGATCGATCTCGGGTCCGACATACTCGCCATCGACAGTTGGGTCGGACGCAGTAACGGTCACCCTGGTGCCAAGAACGTGGTCAAACGCGGTTCGAGGCTGTACGACATCGACGAGAACTCCTTCGCGTTCACCACGATCAGTTCACTGAAGACCCGCATCATCAGGCGACTCGACATGTCATACCTGACTATCCCGCTCCAGCGCCACATATCCGGTGAGGCGGCGGTCCGGTTGTACCGCATGCACGTCAAGGGCAGGGGCATTAACCGGCAGGCCGCCTGGCTGGACTTGGAGAACTCGATCATTGGCGAAGCGAGACTGCGCCGCGCCGAGGCGTACCGCGACAACCAAGAGCATTCCGATTGGAACATACTGAACAGCGAGCACTCAAGAAACGTGCGTGGCCGTCGGGTCCGATACGTTTCCGGCATACAATCCACCACGATTTGAGGTGATCAATGGCAGTCCTCGGACTCACTAAACTACAGGCGGTCAATCGAATCCTGCATTCGATCGATATCGCTTCCGTCACGGCGCTGGACACGTCCGGCAGCAGTGAAGCGACCGAAGCGGAGGAGATACTCGACCGTGCCAATACGCTCGTCCAGTCCTGGGGCTGGCAGGACAACCTCACGCTGGCTCGAACCTATTCGCATTCGGGCGGCACTATCACCCTCGCAGCCGATACGCTGTGGGTCCGCTCGGCCGGCACGGACCAGCACCGGAACCTCGTTCTCAACGGCGACGCCCTCTACGACGCCGATGGCGACACCGCCACGTTTTCCGCTAACGTGGCACTCGACCGGATACGGGAACTGACGTTCGTGAACTGCTCACCCAAACTCAAGGAATTGATCGCTGCGTGGGCGAGGCTCATCTCGCATCGCCAGAAGCGGGCGGACTCGGTTCGCGACGCCATGTACCGACAGGAGTTCGCGCAGATCATGAGCATGATGGAACGCCCGAGGCAGGCACCGCTGCTGCCCGATGTCAATACGCTGCTCTCGCTGACCGTGTCGCAGGGCGCAACTGAATCCGACAGACGGAGATGACCGATGCCGCAACTGAACACCGTGCCGCTGCGGGTGCCGATGCTGTCCGGCGGGATCAGCCAGCAGCCGTCGCACATCCGGTACAACAACCAGGTCGCAGACGCAATCAACGCCCAGTTCAGTGTCGTTAACGGATGCTCGAAGCGGCCCGGATCGGTGTACGTCGGTGGGGGTGGCAGTGCCGGTGACGAGAAGATCGGTCGCCTGACCGCCGACCAGAACTACCGGCTCCACAAGATCCAGAGGGACAACTCCGAACAGTACCTGGTGGTATACGGCCCGACCGTGTTCAGGATATTCGATATCAACGGCAGCGAAGCGACGGTAACCAAGACGGCAGCCGCTTCCGCGTACCTTGATTCCGGATCGCCCACGGCGGACGATCTTCGCATGACGACCGTCGGCGATAACACCATTATCCTGAACACTAAAGTCACCACCGGCACCGAACGGGTTCTGGAGGTCTACACCATCACCGAGACATACGACACCTGGACAAAGATGGCGTCCCAACTAGCCACGCCGAACGCATACTACAGGACAACTGCCGCAGATGGCATACACCAGGCGGGCTATTACCAGTATCGGCCCATCGAACCAGTCTCTGGTGGCGGCGGCGGCGAACCGCCGGACCCGGGCCACAATGGATACCCGTACTGGGGCTTGACATCCTCGGTATCCGGGGATTGGCGCACGGTCGGGGGCGACTGGGACGCCAGCAGCAGAAATCCATGGGGCGTGCGGATGCGGTTCCGCCGCCAACTGCTTGCCAAGCAGGGCTTGGACTACGACCATACCGGACACGCCGAGGGCGAGAAGCGTCTGTATAAGGTGGGGGCATTCGCCGATTATACTTTCATTGCCGGCGACGAAATCTATATCAACGATAGTGGTGGCAACAGTTTGCCCAAGGGCTGGTATCCCATAGCTTCCAGGGTTGACGATGACGCAATCCTTCTGTCAGGTACTTATCGCACCCTGACATTGTCCCCTGGAGGTAATCCAATAGACGCTAGTGCATCAATTCCAGCCAGCGACGAAGACGACTCGGATTGCGAATATATCAGCGTGTCGGGGTTGGCGTCGAGCAACTTCTACACAACGGCGGCGACGGATATGGACGATGTCGCCCAGCGTCTTCAGGCTTCCATACAGGCGTTGGACGGACTAGCCAATACCCTGATATCCTGGCAACCGATCGGCAACGGCGGCTACATGCAAGTGGTGGCACCGTACAGCGGCACCGACTCGACTATCATCAACTTTTATACCCCCGATTCCGGCGGCGACCTTACGACGTGGGACGACAGTCCCGAACCGTTCGATTTTTCTGACGGCGTGCTCACCGCAGGGGCGAGTGTCACCGGCACCACGGCGGACTCAAATTACGGATCGGTCGATATCTCGGACCGATGGATGCAGGTTCCATCGCCCGGTGATAGCGGCAATCAGATAGATCCGGATACCATGCCGATCAAGATGACTCGCACGTCACTGGGTCCGCCAGTCGTATTTGAATTAGATGTCATCGACTGGCGCTACCGATTTTCGGGGAATCACGAAACCAACCCGGCACCGTCGTTCATCGCCAACAAGGACGGCAGCGCGGCCGATGCTGCGATTCGTGATATCGGGTTCCACCGCAACCGGTTCGCCATGGTCGGCAATGAGAATATCGTGTTCTCGCAGGCGGGCGACTACTTCAACCTGTTCGCCACGGACGCCGCCAACCTGGTCGATTCCGATCCTATCGACGTGGCCCTTGCCAGCGACGCCGTCACCGTGCTCGACTTCATCGTGCCGTTTAGAAAGTCGCTACTGCTGTTCACGCAATCGTCGCGGCAGTTCGATATGAACTCGCCGGAGACACTCACGCCGAGCACGGTCAGTATCACACCGTCCACCTCCTATGCGACGATATCAACGAGACCGAAGCAGCTTGGCGAGTTTATCTATTTCGCCACCGAACTCGGCGACTACGCCATCATTTACGAATACTTCTACGACGACTTGCGGGTCAACAATGTCGCTACCGACATTACGGCCCACTCCCAGCAGATGATACCCAAGGACATCAAGACCATCGAGACCGATACCACGACGAGCCAGGTATTCGTCCTGACGGACACCAGTTCCGACATATTCGTTTACCGATCACACTGGTCGGGAAGGCAGAAGTCTCAGTCCGCGTGGACGAAGTGGTCGTTCGGAAACAATCGCATCGTCGATGTCGCCACCATGGACGACGGCAAACTATGGATCCTGATGGAGGACAACGCCACCGATAACTATTTTTTTGAAACCGTCGATATCTCCCAACCCTGACAACTTGCAGGTTCAGTATGGACGCCAAATTCATAGCCTTTTCGGCCGGCCTTCTCATCCAAGCGGGTGGGATTGTGTGGTGGGCGAGCACCCTGCAAGCGGCCGTGAGACATAATAATTACCAGATCAAGATGATGTCGCGTGACGTGGACAAGCATTCAGGGTTCGTCAGGGACTGGCCCATCGGCAAGTTGGGCCGCCTGCCCGACGACGTGGATCAGTCGCTCAGGATCGAGTGGCTTGAGCGTCAAGTTGACCAACTTAATTCACGAATCTTTCGTATGAACGGTAACCGCAACGAGCATTGAAGTAAGACATGGCTACCTACCACGACCTGAACTACCCGATCTTCCTCGACAGGCAACTGACCTTGACGGGTTCCTATTCCTCACCGTCAACAACGTGGACTATTCCGTTCGTTGACGCCACCGTGGATACCATCGTACTAGGCGCGGCGCACGGAACGAACGCCGGGCTGATCCTCACTCCGGACTCCAATGTCGGCCAAGCAGTCAAGGTGACGGGCGATTATTCAGCCGGCACGGCCACGGTCGGCAGGATGTTCACCATGACCGTGGAACTCAGCAGGCCATTCGTCCGCGATGCGCAAGGGACCGCCGATACCAACGATCCGGTGAACGTCCTCGCCATCACTTCCTACCACGATTCGTCCAGCAGTTACACGGTGAAGGTGACTTATCCAAACGCCACCGACCGGTCGAAGGAATTCACGCCCAGCGTAT